TCTGCATTACCTATTTGGTATTCATCATTTGAAGGCATTCCACGATATAGTTTAATATCATTGGCTATTGTATGTTGACATTTTGTTTTCAAATACTCTTTTGCATCAATATTTGAAATATAATGTACTTGATTTTCTGTTAATAATATATATTGACTAAATTTCATTATTATGTACCAGATATAATATTAAAAGCTTTTTGTACAATTCTACGATGTTCGGATCGACCACGGGATTGAAATAATTCATTTGTCATCCATGTAGTATAAGCAGTTTCATAATGATGCATACTAAAATTATTTTTAGTTTTAACTTCACATGCATACACCACCATTCTATAACTATTATCTAAACCTTTTACAATATCATCAGTTATTGTAATTAATCCAGAAATAACATTATTTCGTTTTAATCCAAGTTCTTCTTCAGCTTCTCTAACAGCTGTATCTTTAAAACCTTCACCTGGTTCAATTCCACCTTTTGATATCATTGGATCTGGTCCACCAAATTTAGGATTAGAACTAACCATAAATAAAAATTCTATTGTACCATCAGGGTGCTTATAAAATGGAATTAATCCAGCTTTTATTTCCACCTTGGAATTATCATACTTTGATTTTTGTTGTAAAAATTTTGGCATGTGTAAATTAAATATTTCAGATAATAGCATAAGTTAATTTCATAGTAGTATTGTAATATGTTTATTTATGAAATAATACAACAATCAGTAGTTTGAATAAATACTATTATCATAATTATAATTTAGGGTAGACACTATGAGACACCTCTCATTTAAAGAGTATCTTGATTCAAAAGATCAGCTTAAAGAAGCAATAGCAAAATCTCCAATACAGTCACATATATATCAAATTACAAAGTATTGTAAATTGGCGGTTGATATTGACGGAAAAAAAACTGAAGTATACTTAAAACCAAAACAAACAATATCTATAGCGTGGAGTTATAGAGATGTGCACGACGCAAATCCAACTCCAATAACTGTATCATTTCATAATATTGTAGATATGGATGAAATTGATAAGTATAATTTTGCATGGCCTACTAATAAAGTAGGTACTTGGATTGATAATAATACTAGCTGTGCTTCAAGGTAAAAAATATGAGCGTTTACGATCCATTTAAAGATACCCCAAATAAAATCATAAGTGAAGGGCAACAAATATCAATTGAGTTTGAAAAAATCAGTGCGACATCTGCATGTATTTGTTGGTCATTACCAGTTAATGTAGAAAATACAAATTATCCAGCGGCCGAGTATAATGGTATTGTAATTGTTTTAGATACTGTACCTATTATTGAAGCACAAACACCCGTAAATGGGAAATATTATGTTGCTGATTATACAGCAGATCGTGATTTACACTTAGGTGATAAAATTGGAACTGGGCTGGTAGTTGGTGCGTTTTATGATGATAAGACAACAAAAACTATAACAATTCAAGGAGTTGATTCAAGTACACCATATTATGTTGCTGGTTTTGCTGTCGATAATGTTGCACGATATCATACAGCCGGAGTTAGATCATATTCATTAGCACTAGAATTAAATAAAACAGGAATTGACACATCAGGGTATAATATTGTTAAATTAGGTGTACAAAATACAGATTTAACTGGGTTAAATTCAATAACTAATTATACATTATTTACAACAATTGATGATACTAAATATACTTGGGATTTTATTGGTTCATCAATATCTACATATCAAGATCTTATAGATGCTATTAATTTTAAAATTGCTACTATTGATAATCCATATATGGGAGCAATACCTCAAAATGCAAATGGGTTATATGTTGATTTGCTTAATCTTAAATTATATCAGTGGGATGGTTATCAAAACAATTTATTATCAGCGTATTTTGGTGACCCATCTCCAAATACTGTAAGTATAGGTGGCTATTGGAATGATGCAAATAATGTATTACATCAATGGGATGGTACACAATGGAATATAATTCCTACATTTAATTATTTAAGATCGTTAGATCAATTACAATGCAATGATTATTGGTTTAATGGTACACTTGCATATCGATGGAATGATACAATATGGATTCCACAAATAACATATAATCAAGAAGCAGACCCAGTAGCGGTACCTATATTGGATTGCAATACATATTGGTTTGATGAGAATACTAATACACTAAATTATTGGTTAAGTTTAATAGATTGTAAGAATATAAATAAAACAGGAAAATGGATTCCAACTACTACAATGTTGAGTGCTGTGGATCCAACTCAATTAGTGGACGGTAGTTATTGGTTTAACTCAAAATATTATCAATTGAATATTCGATTAGCTAATACATGGGTTATATTACCAAGATTAAACACAGATCCGTTATATGTACCTGTGTATATACAAACTAGTGAACCTTTATTGCCTGGTCCTGGTTCACTATGGTATAATGAAGTGCTTTCCGAATTAAAGATATTTAATGCTGATTGGACACCAGTTGCAATTATTACTTGGCCAGCCGATCCTACAACTAATTTAGTGTCCGGGCTTTTATGGTGGAATACGACAACAGATATACTTTATATATGGGACAATATTATACACAATTGGCTTGAAGTTAGTAATTTTATTGTATCACATATTGATCCATCATTACCGCTTAATATAGCAACTAATAGTGTATGGTATAAAACTTCTACTGCAGTTTTAAAATATTGGGATGGTATGCAATGGGTAATTGCTAATTATTTTTATAATGCGACAACACCAACATTAATATCTGGAGATTATTGGTATAATACAAACACTGGTGTATATTTTATATATGTTGGTGATGTTTGGGTTTCAATTATATCACAATTTTCATTAACTGATCCGTTACTTCCGTTAGTTGGAGCATATTGGTATTCCTTAAATACAAATACACTGTCACTATGGACTGGTGTTGTATGGATGCCAGTATTATTTTCAGCAAATTCACTCATTCCAAATACGGATACATTATGGTATAACAGTATTACAAGAGTATTATCAAGATGGAATGGAACAAATTGGGTTTCAGGTGTAATACGAGCAGTTGCTGCATTGGATGTAAATGGTGATTTTATATTAACCAGTACATCTAAAGGTAGTGTTTCGATTGTATATATTTCACCATATACTGATATAATTAGTCAAATTATTGGGTTATTTGGATACACTTCACCACGTGGTCAATATCAATTACCAATAAAAGGTACAGATGCAATTCCAGTTATCACAATGGATAAGCAAGTCGGTGTTGGTACTGATGGATCAGAAGATGAGCGTAAAAATTTAGTTAATCAATTACTAATGTCACTTGGATATCCTTCTATTAAAGTTGAATTATCAAAAGATGAACTTAATTATGCAATTGATTTAGCATTATCTACATTTAGACGAAATTCTGGATCTGCATATGAACGAGCTTTATTTTTTATGGATTTTATGCCGAATCAACAAGTATATTATTTTACAGATAAAGCGGTAGGGTTAAACAGAGTTACTCGAATTCAAACTATTCAACGAAAAAGTTCATCATTTTTAGGTAATCAAGCTGGTCAAGGTGTATATGGTCAAATGGTATTACAACATTTATATGCTATGGGTACATATGATTTAATTTCTTATCATATTATAAGTGAGTATGTTGAGTTATTAGAAATTTTATTTGCATCAAGAGTGGTATTTAGGTTTCATGAACGCACACGTAAATTAGAAATATTTCAAAATATAGGTCAACAGGAACGAGTTTTAGTTGATTGTACTTTAGAGCGAACAGAACAAGAATTAATAACTGATAGAATATCTGGTAAATGGATCCGTGATTGGGCACTTGGTGAAGCTTGTCAAATGTTATCTCAAATTCGCGGTAAATTTTCTGCATTACCTGGAGCAGGTGGAAGTGTTTCTCTTAATGCTTCTGATTTACAAGCAAGAGCTGATGCATTATTTCTTCAATGTTACTCTGATATTGATGATTTTATTGTTAATGAGCCAGAAAATACAGGCTTAGAAAGCACCATAGTAATTGGCTAATATGTTATGATGTGATTTTATATAGTTGGTATCCTTTATGTGGGCCTCGTTTACCTGCTTTATTATCCGTCATACATCCGTAGTTTAAATTATTAGTTATACAAAACAATTCGGGCTAGTGTATTTGTAAATGATATAAATATTATCAGACATAATTGATCTCCATAATCAGTTATTGTTTAGAAGTTCTCGTTGAGTCTCAAGCCAACGAGAACTTTGTTTATATATTATATTTATCATAAATATAATATATAAACAAATTAAAAAGGAATATAATTATGAGTATTGGTATATCCACTTTAACATCAAGTTTAGAACTTTTCAAAATTTTACAGTATGACACTGAAAGTAAGAAGCTATTTCAATTGGTTAGTGAAATTATTGATTCGTATAATGACGGGATGTTGGATATCAACTGCATAGTGAATGCAATATCAAGTAGATCCCCCGAGGAATTATCTGAACTTGTACAACAAGCGACCATAATTCTTGAGCAGTCAAAAAAAATAACTGCATCACTGGCGGTAGCATAATAAATGACTTGTTCAACTGAAAATATACCTACAACAAGAGTTCCATTACCTGGTGCAGGAGTAAGTGGTTCTCCGTTTGATTTATCAGCAGATAATTTAGCTAATCAATTTATTGAAAGTGTTGTTAATGAATCAATACAAATAGCTTCTGCACCTGTTAATATATATAAACTACTTGGGATATATGAGCAAGACAGGTTAATAGATTTAACCGGAAAAGGAAAAGCTATTGCAAGTGGTGAATACCCTGAATTTGTAGCAAATAATGTTATAATGAATGATGTTACTGAATGGAGATCAATACAACGTGGTGCTTTAATTCTTAGTAGTGCGTATATTGGATACGATTTTGGTCCTTTTATATTAGAAAACGATAGAGTGAGATACGGTATTGACACGGAAATTAAATACCATATAACATCTATAATGATTCAACAAGGATGTAACTCAGTAAATAGAATATCTCAAGCTAGAGTTGAACGATCTAATGATGGTGTAAAATGGTACGGTGTTGATTTAATAACATTATCAAATGATCATGATGGTCATTGGATTGATATTAAACAAAGTGCACCATCCAGGTTTTGGAGAATTAAACCGTTAGTATTTAACGGAGGAGTAAATGATTTTTGGGTAATTCGAAGATTATCTTTATCTGAGTATTTAAAAACAGATATTACAAATGTACAAGATGAATTAGGATTTTTAGAAAACAGAGATCGTAGTTATTCAACTGAACCAGTTACAACAAAAGGTTATTATGATTTTGTAGAAGTTCAAACAGAACTTTCAAGATATGGTATTGAATTAACGTCACAATTTGTATTTAAATTTGGATTTTCATCTATTATTAATGCATTGGGAAGACCGATTGTTATAGGTGATATTTTAGAAATACCTAGTGAAACGCAATATGATGTTCATATGAAACCGGTTAAAAAATTTATTGAAGTAACTGATGTTAGTTGGGCTACAACAGGATTTACACCTGGTTGGATGCCTACATTATACAACGTTATTGCTCAGCCTATGATTGCAAATCAAGAAACTCAAGATATAGTTGGTGATCTTAATTTACCATCCACAGATAATGATTTTTTTAATTTAAAATCTTCAATATTTAATATGGGAAATCAAGATGCAAGTGAATTAGTTAGAGCTGCTGCTAATACAGAAGTACCAGAAGTTGGAACAGATACAGTAGATGAAGGTATTATTCCTGAAAAAACCGTAAGATATGGATTAATACAAGGTGTTGATTTAGGTAAATTAAATGTAGATCAACGATCATTATATATTGAAGATGGATTACCACCTAATGGGGAAAAATATACTGAAGGTTCGGTATTCCCAACAGATCCAGCAGATAATGATTATCATAGAATGACATATGAAGGATTACGTGATCCGGTACCACCGAGACTTTACAGATACTCATTAATGAAAATGCGATGGATGTTTATGGAAGAAGATAAACGTATGCGTTCTAATTCAAGAAAACCACAATTAACACCGTATGTTGATAACGGTGTTGATGTTACTACTATAGGGAAATAATGGCATATTTTTACACACACCAATTTCATAAACATGTTATTCAGTTTATGGAGATCTTTCGAGGTCTCCAAGTTAAAACTGGAGTTGGAAAAGATGGAGTTGAAAAATATATTGATGTACCTGTCGCATATGGATCAAAAGATAGAGTTACTGCGGCTATTTTAGCGGGAAACACTCAAAATAAACCATTGAGATTACCTACAATGTCGGCATATTTGCAAGGTATTGCACTAGCTAATGATCGATTTAAAGGAATTGATACGGAACGCAAAACAACACATATGCCAAGAGGTGGATTATTTCCTGATGATGTAACTATGATTATTCAATTAATGCCAGTTCCATATCGGTTAACTATGCAATTAGCAATATATTCAAGTAATATAAACACTCATTTACAAATATTAGAACAAATACTGATATTGTTTAATCCATCTATTCAAATACAAACATCAGATGCTGCTTATGATCAAGGAAAAATTACAACTGTCGAATTAAAAGATATAGGAATGGAAGAAAATTATCCAATCGGAGCTGATCGTAGAATAATTACTTCACAATTAACATTTGATATAATTATGTATTTAACAGCACCAACTCAAGTACGTGATGAAGCTATTAGAAATATTAGGATGAGAATTGGTCATTTATCGATATTAGCTAATTTTGCTGAAGTGTTATATGATTTTGATTTAGAAGAAGAAAAGTTAAATTTTACAGTTACAGTTGATGAAATCAATGCTACAGATATATTTCCAAGTGAAAAAATTTAATATGGTGACATATCAAGTTCAATAGTTTTATCACCCCACAGTACCGTTTATTAATTGATAATAACACACAAAGTAAAGATACTATAGATAATACAACATAATAGTGCACATATTAATAATCTGTGTTTGTATTATCAATATCGTGTAGATAACCGGATATTGCACCATTTATTACAATAACACCAATTAATGTAACTGGATATTGCGGATCTGTATACATCGTTACCTGTAGATCTTCTCTCAATAATTCATAATTAGTGGGAGTATATAACTTAAACAATTCATCTATGATATCATTACTGGTTAAATTGTAATTCCTAATGGGGACACCATCCGTGTTGCGAGGTAATGTGTTATTTATAGCTGCGTTGTTTGTTTTATAATTTTTTGAGCAAGAAAACCCTGTTGTCTTCAGCTGCAGGGATGAATTGCTCACTTGATTGTTAACCTTGTGATTCAATATATTTTCTAATTGTCTCTTCACTTGCGTTACCTATACTTGAAATGAAATATCCATCACTCCAAAATGTGTGCTCTTTCCAGAAATGTTTCCGAAGCAGCACTTTGTTGTTAATCCATATTCTATGGGTTGACATCTGTTTTAATTTCTTGACAATTGATAATGGAGATAATTTTGGAACTGAATTAATTAACAAATGGATATGATCTACATCTACTTCCATTGTTTCTATGTCGAAATCAGATTCAGCAGATATATCCATAATAATATCTTTAATCTCATCTCCTAATTTAACCAATAATTTCTTTCTATATTTACAAACAAATATTGTATGAAATAACAACAAGAACTTTGAGTGGTTTTGAGATCTATATTCCATATGATACCACTCGATTATTCCATTCGTTGTTCTTGAAAAAAGACTTATTATTCAAGGTAGTTCCCCCATATGGAGCAGTATTGCACTTGAATCTTTCTGCTCTTCCATTATCCAAATATTCCCAGTTCTTTGGGTGATTTGAATGTTTTCCATTTGGTTTAATTCGACAAATATTAGATTTACCTGAAATATTCTTGTATATCTCTTTAATTCCACCCGTTAATAATTTGTAGTAGTTCTTCGAATCATTGTATTTCTTTCGTAATCGAGAAAGACATCTACGAACTTTAACTATTTTTTCGATAAATATCACCTTTTTGTTAACAACCAATTGATTAGTGATAATTGGTTCATCCAATATTTCACCTGTTTCGTAATCAACTTTGTTCTCTTTGTTACAAGCCAGAACAAATGAATCAACACAATGTGCTGTGAAATTCTTTGTGTCTTTTGCTTTACATTTTGGATCAGTGCCAAAAGAATTAACTCGTAATTTCTTAGTATTAAATCCATCATACAATTCAAGCTCTAGCCCAATTGATTTAACAAAATTATATAATTCAGTCTTTCCCTGCTCAACATGACTAAAAGATTTACCTTTTGCTGATTTGTAGTGATTAAATCGAACATCTTCTATCACTACCTTACTAATTGGATATAATTTTACAAGTTTTAAGATCAACCACTTCCTGAAATCAACATTTGCTTTAATTGTTGGAGCTAATTTGTTACTTGTTCTATTATCAAATCTAATAGGTCTATGTTTTAACCTACTTCTTCTAACTCGTCTGTTACTTGCTTGTCTTGATTTAAAAGCTGTTACTGCATTCTTTCCTTTCTTTGGTCTTTGTATTAACTCGATATTAATATGATGACATTGCTCTGAAACAACAGAAACGCCATCGAAAGTACTACCTGGATCAAGACCTAAAGTCATTTCTTGTACATTAATTCCAGATGGATCAACTAATAACTGAAGATAATGAATCTTTAATTTTCGATCATATTTAATTTTTGCTTTTCCTAACTCAACAAATTTCTTAACCCGAGTTGCTTTCATGGGCATAAGTGATTTGTCTTTGTGAAAAACTGGCATTCTTAACATTTTGTTCCTTAATATTTGGGTATAACCCCATGTAAATAACTCAGTCAGATTATGAACTAACTGAAATCTTCCCTCGATCTGGGCATCACCTTAAGTTATTAGAACTGGGAATGCATTCTAACGCACTTAGATCAATTTCTTGATCAATGTATACCAGCTGCTCACTCCGTTCTCATAATTAATTTTGGAATGAGCGATCTTATCAACCACTAAATCAATTCAATAACGAATTGATGACCTGATCAAACTTTTGGAATGACCAAGCCCTTAAGTCTTTAGCTTAAGGGTGATTGACATATTATAGTGCTCATAATCTTCCCTTATTTTGATTATCTATATATTTTATATTAGTTAATTATTTATTGCAAATAGTTTTTTGTAAGATTTTTAAAGCGCTGATAAATAAGAATAACATACTTATTAAATTATCCATAAAGGAGATATACAAATGGCTGATCTTATTTCACCTGGAGTGTCTGTTACAATAATAGACGAATCTTTTTATATACCAGCTACGGCAATTACTATACCGTTGATTTTTCTGGCTACAAAAGAAGAAAAAATACTAACTGATTTAACAGGTGCCGCGGGTACATATGAATCAGATATAGTAAGAACAATTACATCAATAACACAAAGTATAAGTTTATATGGTATTCCTAAATTCTTATATGATATACAAGGTTTACAACAACATGGAGATGCAAGAAATGAGTACGGTTTATTTGCATTGAATCAATTTTTAAATATTGGTGCATTAGCTTATGTTGTAAGAGCGAATGTTGACTTAGATGATGATCGTTTAAGTGTGTTAACGACATGGAATACTAAAAGTACTGCTGTAGCTACATCAATTGAAGCGTTAGCAACTGCGTTAATATTAGAGTATAATAATCAAAATGGTTATATTCCAGTTGATCTTGATTTTAAAACAACCATTAACCAAACTGAGTTTATGACTTTATCACATATTGCAATGAGTATAGCGTATGATAGATATTTATTTAGTAATAGACAAACTAATCCACTTCAATATTTTTCACTCATATTTGAATCCGATCACACTATAACTCCATTACCTATGTATGAACTTGGTTATGATCATGCAACTACAGGTAATTATATTGGATTAGCTGGACTTGCTGCTACATGGGTAGCAGGTGCACACGGATCAACACTTGGTAAAGAAACAGAATGGACTCCTGCAGAAGCTGCTGATACGCTATTACTTGCTACAGAAGCGTTTCAATACACTGTTTATTTCTTAAATTCAACAAGTTTAGGTGCTACTGATGCTATTAGACGTCAATCAATAGTTAGAGCGTTACAGTCAACAATTAATTCAAATCAAGACGTTAAATCTGAAATGTATCAATATAATTTAATGCTTTGTCCTGGTTACCCGGAATGTGTTGATGAATTAATAAATTTATCAAATGGTATTAGAAACGAAGCATTTGTTATTGCCGATACACCGATGACGCTTAATCCGGAAGACGTTGTTAACTGGAGTAATACAACTGGTGCTGCTCCAAATGTACGAGTACGATCTGAATGGGGTGCATATTATTATCCACATGGATATTGTTCAAATTTAGATGGTAATAACATAGTTTGTGCTACATCAGGAGTTGCATTAGCTGCGTATACATATAGTGATAGTGTTAGTCAAGTTTGGTTCGCACCAGCTGGTATGACCCGTGGACTTGTAACTAATTCTTCAGGTGTAACTGCTGTTGGATATGTCACTGGAACATTAGGTGCAGCTACAACATTTGTTGCTGTAAGTTTAAATGAAGGTCAAAGAAATGCATTATATGGATCACCAGCGTTTTTAAATCCTATATTTGATTCACCAGGCACTGGTATTGCAATATGGGGTCAAAGAACATCTGTACCAGGTTATTATGCAAGAGCTACAGATAGAGTTAACGTTGTTCGATTAGCTATATACATTAAACGTAGTTTACGTAAAGCATTAGTTCAATATTTATTTGAACCAAATGATCAAATTACTCGTGATAGCGTAGTAGCGTTAGTTAAAAGCTTTTTACATGATATTCAAATAAAACGTGGATTATATGACTTCGCAGTCTTGTGTGACGGTAGTAATAATACCCCCGATAGAATTGATAGATCAGAATTGTGGTGCGATATAGCCCTGAAGCCAATGAAGGCTGTAGAATTTATTTATGTACCTATTAGAATAGTTAATACTGGAGCTAAATTAACTGGTAATAATGCTGGTTAATAACTATATAACATTGTCCGGCATTCATTGCGCACTGTTGTTCTTGATTCGCTGTGCTCATGCACAACAGTCAAGTTCTTCGACAGTGCGAGTT